GTATCTGTCATCAAACGAATCAAAACTAGCTGCTGCAGAGGTTGCACTAGAAGCTGCTGCTGTTGCACTGTTTGCTGCACCAGTTGCACTTGAGGCAGCGGCTGTAGCACTTGAAGCGGCTGCTGTTGCTGATGTTGCTGCTGCAGTACCTGATCCCAGAATACTATCAACATATGTCTTGGTTGTCAAATCTGCACTTGCACTAGGTGTATAACTAGCAGTAATTTTATTACTACCTGCTGCTACTGCACCTGTTAGAGTACCACCTGCTAGTGGTAAGAATGTATCTGTTGTATATTTCTTAGTTGCTGCATCTTGGTTAGCTGTTGGATCACCTAGTCCTGTAATCTTAGCTGTACCCATAGCTATAGCACCAGACATTGTACCACCTGCAAGTGGTAGCTTGGCAGCTATACTAGTTGTAATAGTTGTACTAAAACTTGCATCATCGTTAATGGCGGCAGCTAGTTCGTTAAGTGTGTTTAATGTTCCAGGTGCTGAGTCAACAAGTCCTGATACCTGTGTATCGACATAATTTTTAGTCGCAGCATCCTGTGCAGAACTGGGATCAGTAACGTTAGCAATTGTTGTACCTGTAACGTCTAGTGTTCCGTTGACTGTCACATTGTTAAAAGTAGATGTACCAGAACCTGCAGTTACGTTACCAGTCACGTCACCACTAATGTCACCAGTAATGTTACCAGTTATATTACCTGTGATGTTACCTTGCAAGTTACCAACAAAACCAGAGCTTGCTGTAATAGTTGTACCTGTTATGGCAGCAGCACTATTAGCCCCAATAATAGCACCATCAATAGCACCACCATTAATATCAACAGTAGCCAATGTTGCTTGCCCAGATGTTGACACAGTTGTGAAGCTACCTGCTGCTGCACTAGAAGCACCAATAACCGTACCATCTATGTTACCGCCATTTATGTCTGCAGTTGTTACTGTTGTAGTTCCTGTAGCGGTTAGTGCAGTGAATGTACCTGCTGCTGCTGTTGAAGCACCTATTATAGTGCCATCAATATTACCACCGTTTACATCTGCTGTGGTTACTGTTGTAGTTCCTGTGGCAGTAAGGTCAGTAAACGTACCTGCACCTGCAGAAGCTGCACCTATTGTTGCTCCATCTATTGCACCACCGTTAATGTCTATGTTAGAAAATGTAGCTGCCCCTGTTACTGTAACAGAGTCAATGTAGCCTACACCATCAACATAAAGGTCTTTAAATTTAAGAGAGGATGTACCAATGTCAATGTCATCATCAGTTACAGGAACAATAGCACCGTCTTGTATACGTACTTGCTCTACTGCAGATCCACCTACTTCACTAAAGAAACCTATGCGGTTATTACTAGTATCTATTACAACTTTGTTTAGTGCATCACTGTCAGCTATCAGAGGTACGTAACCACCTTCAGTGGAACTACCATCGTGCTTGTGTCCAGTAGCTAAAGCAAAAGTATCTCGTAGAGCATTGTACTCTGCGTTTACTGGTGCAGCTTTAATAACCGCATTAGCGATAATGTCTGCTGCTGATTGTCTTGAATAACCTGCCATTTAAAGTCTATCCCCCACGCCAAACGTCACAACTAGCCCTTGAATACTGTGTGATGCACTGGTGTCATTAGTAACATATTTAAAAGAAACTGATCTACCTGAACCCGAAATATTAGTACGTTGTACTGGTGATGGATTACCATCAAATATAGCTGTGCTATTATATGTTGCTTCGTTATAATATGCAGCAGCACCTGTTGTTGATAAGTTAAAGTTAGTTGGGTTTAACGTGTCTACATCTTCGTAGTCATACACAGCCGACATAACAATAGAGTTATCACCTTCAGAACGTAAGTAAGTAGCTACACTATAAAATATTTTTCTTTGTTCTGGATCTTGTAAGTAATAGTAAGGAGTTTGAAAAATACTAAATATTGAATCACCTGCAAAACTGTTACCACTTTCTTGTTGTTGCACTTTACCTGTTGAAGTACCGTGTAAAACAATTTCGTTTTGTCCTATGTAACCACTAGCTGCACACGTAGCTGTAATACCTAGCATCTGACTGTACTCAAACTGTAGACCGTTAGGTGTTTGTCTAAAACCACCTATAATACCTTGAGTATCACTACCTGCAAAGAAATACCTAAACTGTGTTTTTTGTCTTATTACAACAGCGTTAAGGCCTTCAAGGTCAATATCAAAAATGATGTCTGTAAAAATAGATTGTATGTCTTTTGATATTGTTTCAAGATTAACATCTCCTATCTTGTCTGTACCAGATATAGGGCGTAGACCATCTTGAGATAAGAATAATAAGTCACCACCAATTTCTATAACACTGTCTGTAGCTAGGCATCCTAAGTCATCAGTAACAGTCTGTAGTACAAAGTTAGCTAAAGCAGTACCACCTAATTTTTTGATGTTTGTGTTACCAAATATAAACAGTTCGTTCCTAAATGATTTGATAGCAACTATAGGAAAACCTACATTTATGACACCTGCACCGTTACTTGAAGCAAAGTCTGTTTCTGCTAGTGGAGCACTAAAAAAGAGTTTAGTTGGGTGTGCAGGATCTCCTGCTAAGAATAAATGATTTTGGAATATTGCAGAAAACTTAGGATCGGTAGGAGCACTGCTATGAGTAATCTGTGTGTATGTTGTACCATCATAAGTAGCTGCAGGATTTATACCGTCTGTTAAAACTACTTTTGGTGTAGCAAAGTTAAGTCTAGAGAATCTAACTTTGGTTACCCCTACCATTGTAGGTGAACCTGCAGTTGTTACAGCATCCCAAGCTGAACTAGAGTTATTCCATTTGTGTAAGTAGTTATTACCTGATGAAGGTTTTCTACAAGCTAGTATGCCATCGTTTATACCGTCAGCTACAACTACACCTAGCACACTTCCTGTGCCTGTAACTGTGCCGTAGTTATTAGCAAACCCACTTATCTTTCTGTAACCACCAGTAACAGCAGGTTCGTAATTAATTAAAGATATAGCAGATCCAGGTTGTGTCTCACCCTGAGATAAAACATCTCTGCTCGTATTTAAACCACCTTGTGCAAAGACTTTAAAGGAGGCTAGATTATCAGCCATTAGAGCACTCTTCCTAGCACTTGATTAGAAGAGTTTATTCTGTCTACTACTGTTGACCTTACTCTTAGAGGTTCGTCAACAAGAACTCTTCTCATTAACTTTATACCATCTTCAAAATTGTTTTGGTGCATTGCAGCACTCTGTTCATTAGATCTAAACCTCATCATGTACATCATAGCACCATCAATAAGAACGTGTTTAAACCTGTCAGGTATTATTGCTGTGTCGTTAAAAGCTGATAAGTCAGCAGGAAACTTGTAGTACACATATTCTATTTCGTAGGAGTTGTCAGGAATAGGTGTTACTCCAAACTTTAGTTCGTCAGTTTGATAGATTAAAGTTGGAGAAGATATTCCTGCTTGGTCTCCTGTATCATCAAAGTGTCTGTATCTCTGAATGTACTCTTCATAACTAACAGAAGGAAGGTGCATTGGAGTATTGTCTACTGATGTTAATTTTTTAATGTAGAAGGTTTCCCAATCAGCACCAGAATAATCAGCAGCAAAATCGTATTGCCTAGTTCCTGCTGTTAGTGTTTGTGTTGATGTTGTTTTTAAAAATGGGAACTCTTGTCCTGTCTGAATGATGTTTCTAATGGAGTTATTTATTGCGTCTTTAGCTAAAGCTTGAACGTTACGTACTGTATCAAAGCCATCACCAGAAGTATCAAGTGTAACCTCGTTAAGTCTACGTAACAATTCGTTAACTAGAACAACATATGTAGCCATTACAAAAATCCTTTAGATAAGCTAAAGGGGCAAGTCTCCCTGCCCCTAAAGTTTTATTTATGCAAGTGTGTCACGGTCTACTTCTTGAGCAGTACCGTCCTTACCCATATCTGTGCAATCCATCATCCATGCCCAAATTCGGATCTTGCCTGTAGTAACAGCACCACCAGACAATGTTGCAATTGTCATGTCGATGTTGTCATCAGCTACAGC